AAAGGAATCCCATACAGAAACCATGCAATCGTAAATAATAAAGCAATAAACCATGTTTGTAAATACCATTTTTGTTTCATAATCTTTTCCTCTTTTCTTTTGAAATTATTTTTAAAACGCCGAAGCGAATTAACCTATTTAAGGCGTAACTCAATAAGTTCCATCGGATACCCAGTGCATTGACAAAATTGTTCACGGGTATATCCTGAAAATTCTTTTAACATCTCATCATCAATAAGAAGATAGGCAGCGAACATATTAGCATCTGATTCGATGCGAGATGTTAGCAATAATGTCTTGTGTGCCATAAAGCAACAGTTTTCTTTCCAATGCAAAATAGCATGTCCAAGTTCGTGTGCCATAACTATTTTTAAGTATTCTTCATCATCAATATCAGAATTTATGAATATACACTTTGTATGCTCTAAATATTTGTACATTCCCACAGTGGAGCTTCCAAGAGGGTGATAAAAAACCTTAATTCCCAGTTCTCCCGCTATTCTAAATGGGTCAGCGGTTCCAAAACGCCTTACATAATAGGCTACGATTCGATTAATGCGCCTATCCAATACAATCCCCCCAGTTTTACTCTTTTCTGTTCTTGTACGGGTTATATTTTTCTTTGTTTATTATCTTTAATTGTCTCATTGCAGATTCCAATGCATTTTCTAGTAATGATAAAGACATATCATCAATTTCTTCGCCGTTATAATACAGCGGTCCATTATCCTGACTTTTAATATCACTCATGATAGAATCCAACTTTCTTTTTATGTCGCGTTCGTCTTTGGGTGTCAGTGCAGTTTTCTTTTTCTCCGGTTCGTCTTTCCCTGTCATAAGATAATCAAGAGATACACCGAAATAATCGGCAATCAATTTTGCTTTATCTGAACTCAGTAAGTTTCTTCTAGACTTCCAATTGCTAAATGTAGATTGGCTTATTCCGGTTGCTTTTGACACTTGATAAGTTGTAACACCATATTTTTGTAACAACTGCTCAAAAATTTCATACATTTTATGTGCTCCTTTCACAAAAAACGCATAATTCACAAAATGGTAGTAAAAGCCATTGACTGCTACGCAAAATGGTGTTATAGTAAGACTGTACTTCACAGAATGGTAGCGTTCAACAAAAATAATACCAAATTTAAAATGCGTTTAAAATGTGATGCTTTAACTGGTAATTGAAGTGTATCACAAATGTGAAGTATTCGCAATAGTTTTTTAGGGAAAGGGGGTATAAAAAGTGTACGAAAAATTTGCTGCATTATTAGAAGAAAATAACAAAACGGCATATCAGGTATCTAAAGATACTGGTATAGCTCAAAATGTATTTTCTTATTGGAAAACAGGACGTAGCACTCCGAAGACTGACAAGCTCAAAATTCTGGCCGATTACTTCGGCGTGCCAATTGAGTATTTCTTGGAAGAATAGAAGGAGGTAGAGAAATGAGTTTTAGAGGACCGAGAGGTGCGAAGTTTTTCCCAGGAGCACATTATATCGAAGATATTACAAATGAGGTCGAACGTATATTTCTAGTAAGGCGGGAAGATATCATTTTTGGATTCGATAAAAACCCGCCATTGGAAACACCGTGCAGGGTATATGTATTATTTGGCGGCGGAGCTGTTGAGTATCTGTATAAACAGGGAAGTGGATGGGTCAATTGGAACTACCTGGAGTAAATAGAGCAATAATATTATCAATCCCTTCATGAGAAATTTCTGGTGTTAAAGTCTTCCAAATGCGAAGCTGCTCGAGTAAAGGTTTTTCATCTTTTATGTTACATAAATGAGGAACTGCTTGCCATAACCCTTCATGAGAATTAAAAATCGGAAGAAGATTGTTGGCAATATAACGATTATGCATTCTATGGTATTCGCCATCTTTTTCTAAAAATTTATGGCTAATGGGCGAATCAGGGTCTGAGAGATCAGATAAATTAAATGAATGAAATTCGTTTTTGGTTGAATCCACATAAGAAAAAATTTTATCTGCATATTCGGGCTGCTTAAGTAATGAGTGTGTTTTCCAATAAGAGGCAAGACGATACATAAAGAACAAAGATGCAGATTCGCATATTGATTCTTCAAACCATCTTAAAGAATGAATAACCTCATGAGGGATAAGGTAATGGCAAAGCTCATGGCAAAATTGATAAGCAAGTTGGCTCCAATAGACATATGTACAACTAATGTATAGCGTTTTGGCGTCCCTATCGGTATGTATGTCCTCTGACGTAGAATCATTAATCAAAGTAAACTGGGGTATATGATTAAGTGCAAAGGCATTTTTGTAAAGAGCGATAATGGAAGCAACTATTGCTTCAGTGTCTTCCATATTAGGCCGATAGGCTTTTTCAACCAAGGTAAAGCCATATGATGATTTAAGAGAATTATCGTTATCCATTATAAATTCCTCCCGTAGGTTTTTAAGCATAAATGCTTATAGATACATTATACAGGATGGATAATAGAAAGACAACATGAGGAAGCTCAAAATCCTAGCCGATTACTTCAGCGTGCCAATTGAGTTTTTCCTGGAAGAGTAGAAGGCCAGATGGACGGAATGACAAAAAGAAATGAATGAGGTGAGGAGGATGGAAGATTTGTCGTGGGATGACAACTTGAGCAAAGCACATAAGTGGAGCAAACAAGCAAAGGTTATATCTATATGTGCTTTGCTGATAAGTGTTACATCTTTGTTTATAAGAATATTTGGACTACTCCAATAGCAACAGAAACTATAAGAGAAACGATGGCAATTATCTTTGAAATAAGAGCTTCTTTTTTAGCGGCAACCGTTTCTGCTTTTGCCATATCAAGCTGTTCGTTAAGTGTCGCTGAGATTTCATTTAATTGTTTTTCGTAAGATGACTTTATATCATCAGCCATTTTTGCTAAAACTGAATCTTCATACCCCGGAAGTCTTGATTTAGTTTTCATAAATAATAGTTCCGGAGGTTCAATTTTAGGAACATCAAATTTAGGCACTGTAACATCATATTTTGGAATCTCAATGTTAATCTTTGGAGGATGAACGTCAAACTTCAATTATGATTCTCCTTCTGTTTTACTCGGCCTGGCGGGGCCTGTAAGTACATTATAGACAGGGGAGTGTAATAAAACAAGAGGAGGTGTAACGATGGAATTTCCAAAGAAAATCATGTATCAAAAGGAATTAGTCCAGATGGGATTCCCGGAGAAAATGCTGCGCAGAATCAGCCATGAAAAAGGCCAAAAGGTAGCATATAAGGTCAATCCCAATAACCGTACAAGCCCAACTTTGTTTGACACGGATGAGCTCCAGAAATACCTCATCCGACAGAACCGGGCGGCCGATCTGGCAAGGCAAAGGGGGTGCGTGATGTAATGCACTACACCACAATAAAAGACGCCGCAATATGCACCGCCCTTGCCGCATTGACCGGGTGGTGGCAGCCACGGGACGCACCGCAGGCAGTTATGTGCTACATAGTTATATTTATCCTGCTGGTGGTGGCCTTTGAGGTCGCCAGGGAATGGGAGGAAAGGAGAAAGAGCAATGGAACCAGTTTTTATCAGAATCAACGATGATATTTTAAATGTAAACAAAATCCAAGCCATAAGCTATGAAGATCAGTGTCTTGGAAATGATTCAGGCGTCTATATCCTCCACATCTATATGGAGAACGATATTGGAAGCCATCATAAAGCGTATGACACAAAAAGCCAGAGAGATAAAGATTATAAGCTGGCATCGCATCAACTTAGTGTGTTTAGTATCAGCAAAATTGGAAAGGAGGAAAAATCATGAGAAAGGCAGAATTTGAAAGGTTTTATGCTGATACTGCAGAGGAAGTAGAACGAATCAAAACCGAGGGATATAACAGTGATGGCATCCGCTGCTGGCTCGTTGGCTGGATAGGAGGATATGGTAATTATATCTTCACTGGAAAACAAATCGAGCAGTTATTTAATTTGAGTTTTGAAATAGAAAAAGCCCCTGGCGCCGGGAAGCAATCAGGGACTTGATAAAAAATAACTCACCCTCATTATAGAGGGAAGACAGGAGGAAAGTCAAGATGAATAAAAAAGCAATTGAGATTATGGCAGGCAGCACAGTTTTAGTGGAGTACGGTGTACCAGATAATTACGTCCCCTTTAAGGTGCGGGCAGTGTATGCAACGGAATCTAAGGTTGTGCTCACTGCAGAATCAAAAGTAGGGAATGAGACCTTTGTGCTCCGCCCGGAGGAAGAGTTGCTGGTGCTGCCAGAAGCATGAAAAAGATGATATCCACAGACAGGAGGAATCGTAATGGATTACATGACAAATGCAAATGATTTTACACAGGTACAGCCTCAAACCCGAAATACTCAAACCGAGATGATGATAAGCCGTCAGGCACAGGAGGTACAGGCTGCTATGGTGATCGCCAAGAAGTTCCCCCGGGATGAGGTTGAGAGCTTCAACCGGATATTGAGAGCCTGCCAGCGCAAGAGACTGGCCGAGGGAGCTATGTATGAGTATCCCAGGAGCGGCACAAAGGTAACTGGTCCATCTATCCGTCTTGCAGAAGCAATGGCTCAGAACTGGGGAAACATTGATTTCGGCATACTGGAGCTGGAACAGAAGAGTGGTGAGAGCCAGGTGATGGCATATGCCTGGGATCTGGAGACGAATACCAGGCAGACGAAAGTATTCAGCGTGCCACATATGAGAGGAACTAAAAGAGGCAACGTTCCGCTTACTGACCCTCGTGATATCTATGAGATGGTGGCGAATCAGGGAGCCAGGAGGCTTAGGGCATGTATCCTGGGAGTAATCCCCGGGGACGTGGTGGATGCGGCAGTGGAGGAATGTCAAAAGACATTGGTAAGCGGCAATACAGAGCCATTGATAGACCGCGTAAGGAAAGGCATTAAGTTATTTGAGGACAAGTTCTCAGTCACTAAACAGATGATAGAGAAATACATAGGCTGTAAAACAGAAGCATTCAGCGAGAACGACATGCTCCGCTTAAATAATGTATACCGTTCTCTCCGGGATGGAATGGCGAAGCGTGAAGATTATTTCGAGATCACACCACCTGTTGATGAAAAAGAAGTCCAGAATCCATTTGACGGGAAAAACAGCGAACAGAAGAAAGAAGAAGCCAGAGAAGAAAAAAGTGAAGGAGCGGTGACAAATGGAGAAGAATCTGACAGCGGACAATTATTACTCCCCGGAACAGAACAGTAGATTCTTTTCGGTATCGCAGTACAAAGATTTTATGAAGTGCGAGGCTGCAGCAATGGCAAAGATCAGAGGCGCCTACAAACAGCCGGTCACAAAAGCACTCCTGGTAGGCTCTTTCGTAGATTCTTATTTCGAGGGGACACTGGATGCGTTTATCCGGGATAATCCTGCGGTATTTACTCGTAAAAATGAGCTTCGCAGCGAGTTCCGCAAGGCTAATGAGATTATTTTCAGGATTAAGTCAGACTCCCTCTTTATGAGGTTCATGAGCGGTGAAAAACAACGGATAATGACATTTGAGCTGTTTGGAACCCCGTGGAAAATGAAGATGGACAGTTATCTGGAGGAGATATGTATCACGGATCTGAAAGTGGTTGCAAATTTCCGTACTATGCCATTCTGGCGGTATGACCTGCAGGGAGCTCTGTACCAGAAAGGTGTGGAGATTGTGACGGGTCAGATATTGCCGTTTTATTTAGCGGTGGCTACGAAAGAGCGGGTACCTGATCTGGATATATTCCAGATGCCTCAATCCACACTGGATCTGGCGCTGAAAGAGATGGAAGAGAACATGCCCCGTTTCCTGGCCGTTAAAGCAGGTATGGAGCCGCCCAGATATTGTGGTAAGTGCGATTACTGTAAGAGCATAAAGGCTGCCAGGATACGAAATTACAATGAATTGTTGGAGGATAGAGAATGAAACTGATAAAGATTTTAAGTGACCGGATACAGATAAAGACGGACGAGTTTGAGTTTTCTGACGCCCGGATTAACGACCTGATATC